AGGAACACCTCGTGCTGAGGCCCATACAACATGACAGTGACGAGATAAAGCACCAAGTCGCCACACATGAATGTACGAGTCTTACGTTTTTTCTTGTCCTCCGCTAAAAGCTTATCTACTGTTCGCAACTCACCTTTCGGTGAGACTTGATAGTAGACATGCCTCCAGCAGAAATATTTACCAGGACGGTACTCAAACTGCACCTCGAACTTCCCTGTGGACAGAATCTGCCACACTATCTCTACTAACAGGTCTTTATCTCCCTCCCAAGCAGGACCTTTCTCCTTATACTTGAGATTGAGTGGAAAACCTGGAGATGTGGTTTTATCCATCCACTTGACCGCCTCATGTAAGGCAAGCCACACACTATTCCGCGATCCATCGAACAAACGCACGAGGGTTCGCGCTTCCATGTAGGGACGCACGATCTTTGAAAATGCTCCAACAGCTAACTCCCACGACTTCCCGTCCGGGCACCACTCATACGCGTGAACATTCTTCTCAAAATCATTCTCTAGCATATCTCTATTGAAGACAGCCGGAGCATAATTAAAGGGAATCCCGAGACCGGGCTCATCCTTTTGCTCACTCGTCTGAACGAGCTCAATCAACTCCACATTGGTCGGTGGTTGGTAGTCCCCCAGTATACCGTTCGTGATCCTGCGAATAACAAATGCAGTATCATAAACGTCGACCAAACTATCATACTGAGGGACTACTAGTTTTTTGGCTCGGTTTGGCAAAACCACGGATTGGCTGTCACAGGATAGAACAGGAGGAACACATTTTGTCTAGCCTTAACCAAGGAACCCTGGTGTATGCCGATGCAATAACCATCAGCATCAAACACCGGAGACCCCGAGTCAGACTTTACTGTGTTCAACGTGTTTCGCACCACACCCGTAGCATGATCAACGGATATTACTCCGCCAACTTCAACTACAGGCATAGGCGACCCATGCAGATTATCCCGGGGGGAACGAAGCATTCTAACCGTCTTATCGTCTTTTTGGTACTTCCTCATCCAAACACGGTGCTTTTGAGCCACCATGTTGAACTCCATACTTAGGACACGGAATTTACAGAAATCATGTTCTTGCCCCTGGGCTAACTGCTCTGCTCTAGGACAGACAACAGTCTTTGGATCTATATTCGAAACAGAACCATCCGCACAACGCACAACCATTTCATCCAGGGAAAATCTAGGCATCCCCGAATTATCGAACAACACATGACGTGCCGTCAGAAAGCCATACGCCGTAGAGACGGCTGAACCAAACTGCACAAGGTCACCGTCGACCTGCTTACAAACAGCGTAGAAACATAAGGGATCAATTTCCTTGAGTTCCGGATGAACTAACGCCTCCTCACGGAGACTTTCTATCATGTCCTTTTCATGCTCTCTAGGACAGGATTTATTCCGGCACACACCTCCATTGGCCTCCACCACACACTTCCTCGATTGAAGTACTTGGATATTGGATTCAGGGGAAAGCTTTGGTTTCTTCCAAAGCTTCGGCTTCCCCTGGAAAACTACTCCCGGATCACTCTTAGAGTCTTCGTCGCCCGTTAACGAATAACGGCCTTGCTCGACTGGACTCAATGAGATCTCCGAGAAGTCTCCCTCCACTTCCAAATGATCGATTCCGGCATCGGTCCCACGACTGAAGTCCGCAAATTCTTCAGCTTCCCTGTGACTTACCTTTCCCTTGCTAGGGGAACTTGCTATAGCAAATGCAGCCCGTGCACCAGCCGGAGCCTTTTCAATACCCACACCCAAGTATTTCTCCAAAAGTCCTTTCTCAGCAGCACTCAACCTCGTATTAGGCTGAAATTGAATACCACGATAATTATAAAAGAACTGTAGAACCTTAAGGGCACGAGCAAGCTCTGGACTAGAACGAACTGCCTCAAGAGGGATAGAAATCCGGTCAGCCTTCAGCAGCGAACCACTGTTAACCTTCCAACCAGCCTCCCTCATCTGCCGGTACTGTTCCATATTATGGACCCGCAACGACTGACGAGTGAGATGATTATACATGATTACACCTTGAGGCGTGGACAATTGCTTTTCCACGTCATGGAGGTCATACATGATAAACTCCTTATCCTTTGTCCTCCCGAGATCGAGAGCGTCACTTGAACCCCGCACCATACGTTGCCAATTAGCATCGCCTACAGGGCCCTCATGACGTTCCCGATATCCACCACCAGCTGCACTACCAACCCCTGAGGAGACACCCATATCACTACGGTGCTGCTCCTTGTGGCTGGTTGGTGCGGCTCTTGCGACAAAGCGCGAACGGATCCCTCTACCCTCTGGCTCAACAAGGTCCGAAGACTCATGCTGTACGTCGCTACCTTTCCACTTTCGCCAGAACCAATCAAGGTATCCAACAATTGTATCATGAGTAGCGGTATAAGCCAGATAGATCAAGAACATCGCCACGAGACATAACAA